CGATCAAAAAGAAAAAGAAATTAAAAGATTAAGACTTGATAAAGGGTCTATCGTATTTTTTCCTAGTAGTTTTATGTATCCTCATGGTATTCAACCTATTACGAAAGGAACAAGGTATAGTATAGTAGCATGGCTTCAATAATTAAAAATTTCTTTTCACTAGAGGAACTAACAATACTTAAAAAGTATTGTTACAATAAATTAGATGAAAACAAAAATTACGTTATTGACCCCCAATCATTTTCTCCTGCTTGGTATAATGATCCTTTAATGACTTCTTTTTTAGATACAAAATTACTAAAAGTTGAACTAGAATCAAATTTAAAATTATTTCCTACATATGCTTATTGGAGATATTATGTATTTGGTGCAACTTTAAAAAAACACACAGATAGACCTTCGTGTGAAATATCCGTCACAGCCTGTATAAAAAAATATGACAAGTGGCCAATTGTTATAAATAAAAAATCTATAGAAATAGAAGAAGGTGATGCAGTTTTATATAACGGATGTAAGGAAGAACATTTTAGACCTTCTATATATAAAGGTGAAGGTATGGCTCAAGTATTTTTCCACTATGTAAATAAAAATGGTCCTAACTCTAGGTATGCTTATGATAAAAATAGTTGATAATTTTTTAGAAAAAAATTTATTTAATAAGCTACAAGATTTTGCTAAACAAGGTTTACAGTTTAATCCTTCTTACAATGGTCATGGTGAATACTACGGTCTTCGGTGTAATATAAATAACGATGAAGAGTTAATTGATATTTTTAAAGACACAACTAAAGAAAAATTTAAAATACAGATAGATGATATAAGTGAAGACAGCTCAATAGATATAAGAGATTTAAATAATTTTATTCCACACACAGATCCGCAATCAAAATTAAATTTATTTTTAATGATTTATGGAGATAAAGCTGCAAACAATGGTATCGTATTTTATGACGAAAAAGAAATAGATATTCATGTAGGTTTTCGAGAAAACAGAGCTGTTTTATTTTCTTCTAACATAACTCATAGTCCTAATGTTTTTAAAGATAAAACAATTAAAAGAATAACCTCAACCATATTTATAAAAGAATATAAATATATTTAAATTTCTAACGTTATATTTAAACAAAATCTATTTGGATTTACTTTAGGTGCTATTCCCCTATGCTCTATTTTACTAGGAAACAAAATAGCTTCCGATTCATTTGATTTAAAAAATTTTAACTCATCATTAATTTTAAATTCTGTGCCACCATCATTGTTATGTAGATTATATAGTATACTGTATTTATTATCTAACTTACTGTCATCGTGAAACTGCATTAAGCTTCCTGGGTGATACCAATTCCAATACACTCTGCATATTTTTTTAAATGTAAAAAAACATTTACTTTCCACCACATCGTAAATTAAATTAGCTAAACAATTTAATATATCATGGGCATTAATTTGATCCTCTTTATATGTGTTCAACATAAAACCAGAGTCTTCATGGCTTAGTAAATTAAATTTTTTATTGTCTACTCCAAAAGTCCATCCTCCTGCACAACTTAAGATTTCAATAATCCTTATGTTAGTTTTATTTGGAATATTGGTATTTATTTTTGTTATCATTTAAATTTTTAACGTTACTAATCTTTCTGCAATTTTGTAAGCTGTAATAGCTTCGGGTGACGTAGTAGTACTAGGACTACAACACATAAAAATTTTATCAAACTTTTTTTGTTTTATATAATTAATGTTGTGATCAAAAGTATACGATTTTAAATTATCAAATTCTTTGTATTGCATGTAGTATTTATGTTCAGAGGTAGGGTTAGAAATCCATGTGTAATTAATTTTATTTTTAAATACATTACAAGCGTGGAAAAGCCAGTTTCCTTCGTTTAAAACATTCATTTCTCTGTAACAGAAGTCATGGTGGTGGTCTATATTAATTATATTGTACTCATCATATCCATGACTAATAAGTGGAAATATTTTTTCATGCATATAAGCCAGGGTTATATCTTTATGATCGTATATCAAAGGTATTAAAAAAGTTAATAACTCTTCCTGTTGTCTTGAGTTTTCAATCCAATCAAAATCTACAGATAAAATATCTAATTTTTTATCTGTCATAAAATATTCCATAAGAAGTTAAAAATCTTGGAGTAAGACCTATTACTGAATGAAAAACTTCTTTTTCAATATAAATCATATCGTTTTGTTTCATATCAAAAACGTAACTCATCTCTCCTGTAACCACATTAACAATAGCTTCGCCTTGTTGAATGTGTAAAACAGTAGATTCTGTATCTTTATGTAATTTAAAACCACCTGCACTATTTACATAACAACCATATAAGTCAACTTCATGGTGTTGCTTTGGAAATAAATTTTTTAGGGCTTCTTGGATTGGTAAAAGTTTTGGTAAATTAATTCTTTTAGCTTGATAGTTAAGTGCATTACTATGACCAGGAACATAACCTTCTCTTTCAAGAGAAGTTATCATTTCACCATTAATAAGAGTTTTATTAACTGTTTGTACTATTTCTTCCCAGCTTAATATTATATCAAAATCATGCTCTATTCTTACTGCAGGCATATTACATAAAGGTATGTTTTTTAAAGGTGTTTTTAACGTTTGAAAATTTCTATCTACTATCATTTAAAAAGTCATCCATGATGTTAATATATATTTTTCTTTTTTTAAGGGAGGGTTTCCTCTATGAACATATGGAAAAGCAGCTGGCCACATAACAATTCTACCTTTCTTAGGTTTTACTCTCATAGATTGATTTAAAAATTCTGTTTCACCACCTTCTTTAATATCATTTAAATAGATAAGCCATGCTAGGGTTCTACAAGAATTGTCAAATCCCTTATTGTGTTCTATGTGCCAAACATGATAACCACCTGTAGGAGCAGTTTTTTGAATTTTCATCGTGGTATATTTAAAATCATCCTCTCCATAAACTTCTTTTATACCTGTTTCTTTTTCATAATGTTTTAATGCTTGATCAAAATTAAAAACTAAAGGTTTCATAGTTTCAACCCACACATCTGTGTTACCTTGGTTTGCAAAATACTGATTATCTTTTTTACTAAACACCGGAGCACTTTCAAAAGCTTGTCTGCTTATGGCTCTATTAAAATTATTTTGTTCTTCAAAAAAAGTTATAGCTTGGGTACAATCAATATCGCTAATATAATTGTCGTACACTCCTATAAAATTCTTAATCGAATTTTTTCTTTCTATCATTTGATAGAGATATTATATGATATTATAAATATGTCTAGTAAGAACTATAAGAAGTAGGTCTTGCACCTAATCTAGAAATTTTTTCAGCTTCGGTTTCTGTTGAAGTTACATTACCGTCAGCATCTCTTGTTCCTTGAGTATCTTGATCCCAAACAGCTTGAAGATTAGTTAAATGAATAGCATCCCATTTGTCTACAAATTGACTTCTAAACTCACCTAACCCGGCAGTTGTCCAAGTAGCATGAGGTGTATCATCTCGATACTCAACACTATCATTATAATCTAAATCATCATCTTTATATTGAATAGCCCAAACGTTTGACCATTTAGAATCATTCCAAAAAGAATCATTTTCAATAATGTATCCTATTGAATGACCATTATCTGTTACTGATTGATTAAGAATTTTTTTATCGTCAAATATTACTGTCCAGTTTGCGTTAGTTGCCATTTTTTCTCCTAAGTTTTAATTACGTAAATTAATGCTAAATAAGGTTGCAAAATAGCAGGGTTAACAGTCGTCCCTGAAAAACTACTTGATCCACTACCTGAAAAGTTAGCTGACATATTGTGCGAGTGTCCAGAACCTGAACCTGCGTTTCCACCAGTATGGTTTGCTCTACTTTGGTCTGCATCTCTTCTAGGTGCATTATTACCGCCAGAAAAAGCAGCTACAGCATAAAAAGTGTGAGAATGCGACGCTAGTTGAGCAGTTGATAAACTTGCATTAGCTGTTGAACCACCTACGTTTCCACTTACGTTAGTAGATACGTTTCCAGCGGGTGCGACTGGAGTAGTATTAGCTCCACCTGTTGAAGCTAAAGCTTTTCCTGGAGATTTTCCAATGGCTACGTTGTCTGCTAAATTAGGTACATTAAAAGTAGATGAACCATTACCTGCACCATAAGTAGTAGATACAATTGCAAATAATGCTGAATAAGTTGATCTTGAAACTGCTGCACCATTACATTCTAAAAAACCTGTTGGTATTGATGAAGAAGACCATGGAACAATAGTTGCTGTAGGGATACCTTCAATACCAGTAAGATCTGATCCATTAAAATTATATTTAGTTGCTTCGTAATTTGCCATAATATTATTTCTCCGTATACGTCCAACCTACATTTGAACCGGAAAAAACCAATCCAAATGCTGCACCCTCAGTATTAACTACTAGGTCTGCTGTTGCATTTGTTATTTTAGAACTATTTCTTCCCACAGTCAATGCGTTAGTATCAAAAGTGTACCTTGAATCTACAAAATTTACTTGATCACCTACAGCAGGTGATGCAGGAAGAGTTATCGTAACTGCTCCTCCACTTGTGTCTACAAAAATTCTATCTTGGTTTATTGCTGTGTATGATCCTGTTTTAGTGATCCAATCTAACGGCTGACCAAAGTTAGAAAATGGGACTTCAAAAAGACCGGTGTTTGTTGCAACACCATCAAGATAAATAAGTTTATATCCTTTGTCACCATCTGAAAAAGTAACCGTTGCCCCTGAACCAGAAGCTGCTTTTAATTGTACTGTGTGAGCACCCGAAGTACCATTTTTAACTATGTAAAAATTTTCTGTAAGAAGGGGCCAAGTAACAATTCTGTTTCCAGATATTGTTCCTGTAAATTCTAAAACTCTTTGTTGAGCAGTACCTGTTAAAGCACCGTTATCTATGTCTAAAGTTGTCGTTCCTGCACCGCCTCCGATAGCTACTTGTAAAACACCTCCGGTTAACTGTTGAATTAAGTTTAAATTTGCGTTTGTTTTATCTCCCCAAGTACCGGCGTTTTCGCCAGTTGCCATTAACTCTAAACCAAGGTCTGTAAATGTTGATGCCATAATTTTGTTCTCCTAAGCTACGTGTGTTACATCTGTATACGATGTATTCCCTACTATGTCAACATCTTGATAGCCCAATACAATAACACTCCCTACACTAGATGTTGTTGATAATCCCGTTAAACCCATTACATCTGAAGGCGAAATTGAACCTACTGCAGACGTTGCCTGTACACCGGTTAATGGAACTCCTATTTCAGGAATAATATTTCCTACAGAAGATGTTGTCGATACTCCAGTTAACGGAACCCCTATTTCAGGAACAATGGATCCTACGCTAGATGTTGTTGATACTCCAGTTAAACCCATTACATCTGAAGGTGAAATTGAACCTACAGTTGAAGTTGTTGATTGTCCTGTTAGTGTTAATGAAAGACTAGTTGTTGCAGATAATGATCCTACTGCGGAATCTGTATGTACTCCAGCTGGAGTTAATTCAATTCCAGTAAATATAATTATACCTCCTAAGGTAGCAGTTGCCGATTGACCAGTTAGTTCTGCTTCTTCGTTTGATACAACTGATAATGACCCAACTGCGGAAGTTGTTGATTGTCCTGTTAATGGAACTCCTATTCCAGCAATTAAAGATCCCACAGCTGAAGTTGCTAACTGTCCTGTAGGTGTTAATGAAAGACTAGTTGTTGGAGATAATGACCCAACTGTGGAAGTTGTTGATACTCCAGTTAAACCCATTACATCTGAAGGTGAAATTGAACCTACAGTTGAAATTGCGGCTAAACCTGAAAGAGTAACGTCAATAGCAGACTCACCCCAGTTTTCAGCTCCCCAAGTATCTTGTCCCCAACCTGCTGTTTGAACAACGCTGGTTGTAACTGAACCTATTGAAGTTGTCGATTGTAAACCTGTTAAAGTTAAATCAATATTTAATATAATGTCAACTGTAGTTGAACCTAATGCAGAAGTTGTTGAAAGTCCGGTTAGACCCATTACATCTGAAGGTGAAATTGAACCTACAGTTGAAGTTGATTGTACACCTGTTAAAACCGCAACAGTAGGGATTAAAATTGCTCCTACTGAAGATGTTGACTGTACACCTGTTAAAGTTACGTCAACGTCGGCTTGATCGCCCCATTGGTTTTGACCCCAGGTTGTACCGGATTGATTCCAAGTATTAGCCATAAGGAGTAACTCCTTATGCTATTCTAAGTATAGCGTTAGATGCGTCTGCTGCTGGAAATTCTATTGTGAAAGTTCCGTTTGTTACAGTTTTGTTTCCACCAAATGCAATTGCACAAACAGCTGGATCATTTGCTGCAGTATCATTAAAAATTAAACAACCATTAGCTGTAAATGAAGCTGATGTAAATGATATGTTTGAAAAATCACATACTGCTGTATCACTAGATAAAGCCGGTGTTACATTTGTTAACGCTGTACCTTTAGTAGCGTAACCATTACCATTAGCTACTTCGTTAGCTGTAATATATTGTGTAGTTGATTTATTTAATGTGGCTTGGTCTGTATATAGTGCTAGTCTAAAAGTATTTCCACCATTTGTAAAATTGTGGATTGCTCTTAAAACTTCTGTTTTAAATGTGTTGCATACTGCTGATGTTATTGCCATAATTTTTATCTCCTAATTTATTTACGGTGAAGGTGATTTGACTTGTATCCTAACAGTACCGTCAGTGTAATCGTCTCTTCTTCTTCTCCCCAACTGCATTCCTGCAAACTGTTGTATGGATGTTTTATACTTATTCTCATACAATGTCAACATCTCCATTGGACCTTTTAAGAAGCCAAATGCTTCCACTAAACACGCATATAATAGTCCTTGTGGAAAGTAATTACTTATATATGTAGTAGCAGTCCCATCATTTCCTGAGCCTAATCCCAGAGGAGTTTTGTTAAAATATATTCTAAATTTATAAGCAGCATCTGGTGTAGGAGCAATATATAAGCCTCCAGAAGTAGTATCTGTCTTAAGTGTAGCACCACCAAACATAGCATAATATTTAGGAAAACCAGTTACATCTTGTGATGTTAAATCACCCTCAGGACCGGTTAATCTATCGGTATATTCAGATAAATATGTTTGATCTTTTTTCTCTAACCAACTACCTGTACCCGTAGAATCAGTTGTTGAGTTAAATACTTCAACACCCCTAATAAATAATGCACCAGCTGGAGAATTAATTGTATTATTATTTGTAGATAATGTACCTTCTTGTACAAATCTATCAGAGTCCATAGGTAGCTCATTATTAATTCTATACTCAGCAGCCATTATAAAACCATCTAAGATAGTTGTTGTAAATACAGTATCATCAACCTCAGTATAATCTTTGATTGCTTGTTTAAGTGTATCGTATGTATAAATTGAAATTCCTGACATAATTAAGCTCTATCATTAATGGGTCCGATTGTACATAATAAACCGCCCCCTTTTTCTGTGGATGTTGCATTACTTACTAACGTAACATTTACACCATCAAATTGAGTTGTAAATTCAGGTTGACCGGTACCTCTAACTTGTGTTTCATTTAAAGAATCTACTTTATAAGCACCAAAAACTTTAGCCCCGATAGGATGGGTTCCTGCTGTTGTACGTTGTGGTGCATCACCTCTGTAAGGTGCGCTTGTTCCTCTAGTACAACCTGTAAAATTGTCTCCAGCTTTTCCGGTATATTGTATAACTTCATTTTGAAATAAACCTGTAACTGCATTTACTTTTTCTATCATAATAAAACCTGAAGTAGGAAAATGTGTTCCTGTCTGTACAGTAATTGTTGTATCAGTAAGTGTAGCAGCTGTATCTAAAGTTGTAGATAATTCTAATGCAGGACCTGCAGCACCGGTAACAATAGGTACTCCTCCTACTGGGGATTTTACATTTCTAAGTCTAACAAAATCATTAACTCGTAGATCACCATTTGGAAAATCTATTTTTAAAGTTGTGTTTGCAGCCGTAGTAGTAATTGGATTATTAGGTAAAAAATCTTCTGTTGGAAATTCTGTTCTTGCAGGTCTTGCTCTTTGTAAAGCTTGTGGATCTGCATTAGTTGGCTTTGGTTGTAGCTGTGGTTGTTTAGCTTCGTACTCTGAGTTGTGTACTAA